GCCCCGCGTGCGCCGCCGGGGGTTTTCGGCCCCCCCCTCTACGAGCCCCGCATTTGCGTTCTAAGGCCCGTTTCACCCTAGCCAATAGTTCCCCTACATGAACATCCGAAACCGCGTTAAATCGCTCCGTATGGTGCCTGCCAGCGACCTCCGACCCAACCCGAAGAACTGGCGGACGCACCCCAAGGCCCAGCAGGACGCCCTCCGGGGCGTCTTGGCCGAGGTCGGCCTCGCCGACGCCTGCCTCGCCCGCGAGTTGCCAGACGGCTCGCTCATGCTGATCGACGGGCACCTTCGTGCCGAGACGCTTGGCGACGGCGACGTGCCGGTGCTTGTCCTCGACGTGAACGAGGCCGAGGCCGACAAGCTCCTTGCCACCCTCGACCCGCTCGCGGCGATGGCGGATAGCGATGCGGCTAAGTTGGATGAGTTGCTTCGCAACGTGAATACGGGGAGCGAGGCGTTGCAGAAGATGCTTGCCAGCACCGCGAGCGAGGCGGGGCTATATCAAGAACTCAGCACGACGATTGGCGATGACGACGGCGTGCAGCCCGACGAGGATGCCGCAGACGAGCCGCCACCGAGCGGCGTCCGCATGGTGCAGTTGTTTCTCGACGAGTCGAACATCGGCGAGTTCCAAGACGCCTGCACCAAACTCGCCGGGGAGTACGAGACCGAGAACATCACAGACACGGTTCTGGAGGCGGTTCGCCGTGCACGTGCATCACTGTAAGGAGAAGTTCCCGGCCGACCACCTAGCGGGAACCAAGCTCGACGACTCGCACTACGACCACCTGCTCGGCGGCGATGAACCGTGCGACGTTTTCAAGCCCGACGGAACGCCGCTGGTCAAGTACCGTCCGCGTTGGTTCGGCGACGAGTTGTGCCGGTCGGTGCTTCCAGCGTGCCGCAAGTCTGCGACCAAAACAAACAATCGCGGCATGGCGGCGGGGGACATCAAGCAAGCCTCGCTCGGCACGCACCGGCCAATCGAAGCACATTCAAAAACACACTTCCGCACGATCAAGCAAGACGGCACGGTCAGTAACACAACCCGCGGCGGCGAGGTTGAAAGCGGGATCATCGGCTTCTTCGACCGTAGCGCGAGGTTCCCATTTTGCCGACAAACGTCGTTCCTCATTTCGCAGGCCGCAGCGTGGAGAAAGTTCCTGCCGTACATCGAACGTGCTGACGAAGGGTTCCGAGAGTTCATGCCCGACCGGTGGGCGGTGCAACGCGAATACGCGAACCGCACGGCTTCCGACTGGGTGATTCCGCAAAGCACGTTCACAACGGTCACGGTCAACAAGAACTTCCAGACCGCGACTCACAAGGACGCTGGCGACCTCGCCTCTGGCTTCGGCGTCATGTCGTGCCTTCGGAACGACAAATACGACGGGGCGTACCTTGTGTTCCCGGCTTACCGCGTCGCGGTCAACTTCGGCCACGGCTGCCTGTGCCTCGCGGACGTGCATGAGTGGCACAGCAACACTTCGTTCACGCGGATGAGGCTCGGCTACGAACGCATCACGCTCGTTTTCTACTACCGCGAGAACATGATCCACTGCAAGGACGCCAAAGCGGAAGTCGAGTGGGCAAAGAACCGCAAGCGAGGGGAGTCGCTGCATCGATCATGAAAGCATTCGTTTTCACATATGACCGGTACGACTCGATCAGCACGCCGCTGATGCTCGACAAGAGCAACGTCCCTCACGTTGTTCTGTGCCACAGCGAGGAGTCGCGGAGGCGGTTCGTCGATGGCGGCAGGGTCAAGCAGGAGAACATCGTAGCCACACAACAGCCGAAGGGGCTGGCAAACAATCGGAACGCCGCGCTCGACATGATGGACGATGGCGAGTGGGCGGTGTTCTTTGTTGACGATTTGAAGTCCGTCACGGAACTGCGTGACTACGACGCGAGGAAGTCCACTCGCCTCGGCATTTCGATGGACAACCAATCGCAGTTCAAAGGGGTCTTCGCCAAGGAGATTCCGCTCAGTCAGTTTATGCGGCGCGCTCACGAAACGGTCGCGGCCTGCGAAGGCGTCGGGGCCAACCTCGGCGGATTCTGCGGCATATCAAATCCGGTCTTTCGCGACGCGAAGTGGAGGTTCAACGTTCTTGCTGACGGGCGAGCGTGGGTCGTGAAGAAAACATCGCTCCGCTTCGACGCGAACGCGCAACTCATCGACGACCTGTGCTGGACAGCACGCAACATACAGCGGTTCGGATGCGTGGTCGTGAATCAGTGGGTGCTACCAGACTGCAAGCGATACACCTCCGGGGCATACGGAAGCATCGAACAGCGGATGCCACAGAAACTCAAAGAGGCTGCTCACCTTGTGAAAACATATCCATCCTTGGTCCGCATCGCGGATAAAGCTGGATGGCCTCGTGGCAGTCATGTTGTGCTGAAGAGAACGCTGAACAACAAACAGATTTTGGCGTGCGAAGCCGCCGTCATCTCCGCGACACGCCGTTTCGCACCTCCCCCTCCTTGGTGAACACAATGGGCAAGCGCGGACCCGCCCCCGAACCATCGATTCTGAAATACATTCGCGGCAACCCGTCGAAGGACTCGCTGCCTTCCGACGAGCCGACGCCTGCCCTCATGCCGCAGGACTTCCCTCCGCCGAAGACCCTCGACGGCAAGAGCATCGAAGTCTGGAAAGAAGCGGTGCAGACGCTTGCGCGGATGCGAGTGCTGACCGAGGCCGACGTGCCGACGCTGACGCGGTACTGCATCGAGACGGTTTTGTATTTTGACTGCTATGAGAAAGTGAAGGTCGGCGGCGAGGAGTACACGCACTGGGAGCCAGACCCGAACCGCACCGACGGCAGGCTCCGCATCAAGTACACGCAGGTCGCCCCGTGGGCGACGCAGATGCACCGCCACCACGCTGCGATGCTGCGGATCGAGCAAGAGTTCGGCATGACGCCGAGCAGCAGGTCACAGGTGTCAACGACGAATGGCAGCGAAGATTCAGACCCGGTTGCCGCCTACGCTGCAAAGCGACGCCGTTCGCCAGGGGCTTGACTACTACTTCGACCCCGAAGCCGCGCGGCACGCCATCGGATTCTTCGAGGAGTGGCTGCGGCACTCCAAGGGCAAGCACGCAGGCCAGCCGTTCACGCTGCTTGAGTGGCAGGCTGTGATGATCGGCGAGTTATTCGGCTGGAAGCGGCTGGCCGACAACACGCGCCGCTACCGCGTGGCCTACATCTCGACGGCCAAGAAGTCTGGCAAGTCCACGCTGCTCGCTGGCATCGGTCTCTACCTGCTCGTCATGGACGGCGAGAACGGGGCCGAGGTGTACGGGGCGGCTGCGGATCGTGAGCAAGCCTCGGTGGTCTACCGCGAGGCCGCGAGCATGGTGCGGGCCTCGCCCAACCTTTCCCGCGTGCTGGAGGTCATCGACTCCCGCCGCACGATTGCGTACCGCAAAGAGGCGTCGTTCTATCGCGTGCTGTCTGCCGACGCGTTCCGTGCGGAAGGCTTGAATATCCACGGGCTCTTGTTCGATGAGCTTCACGCCCAAAAAGACCGCCGCCTGTGGGACGCACTCCGCTACGGTGGCGCGGCCCGCGAGCAGCCGCTGCTCTGCTCCATCACGACGGCAGGCTACGACCGCAAGGGCATCTGCTATGAGCAGTACCAGTACGCCAAGGCAGTCGCAGCGAACTGGCGGCACGATCCCACGTTTTTCTCCTGCATTTACGAGATGGAGCAGGACGCCGATTGGAAAGACCCAGACGTGTGGCCTCAGGCGAACCCGTCGTGGGGCGTGACGATCAAGCCGGGCGACTTCGCCCTCGACGCCAAAGAAGCCGAGCAGTCGCCGACCAAGCTCAACTCGTTTCTCCGTTATCGGCTCAATACGTGGACTTCCTCCGACGTGCGGTGGCTGTCGCCGGAAACGTGGCAGCAAGGTTCCCTGCCCCTCCACGACTTCGGCACGCGGCCCGTCTACGCCGGCCTCGACCTCGCCACGACCTACGACCTCTCGGCCCTCGTGCTGGTCTGCCCAGACCCCGAGGATGGCAGCATCGACGTGCTGCCGTTTTTCTGGATTCCCGAGACGAACGCCGTCGAGCGGAGCCAGCGGGACAAGGTGCCGTACACCGACTGGATTCGGGACGGGCACATTCGTGCCACTGACGGCAACGTCACTGACTACACCGTGCTACACCGCGACATTGGCGAGATTTGCAGCCAGTACGGCGTGCGGCAGTTAGCGGTGGACTTGAAGTTCAACGGGCAGATGCTCGCCAATATGCTGCAAGGGGACGGGGTTGAGGTGCGAGGATTCCCGCAGGGCGGTCGCGCCATGAGCGCGCCTGCGAAGGCTCTGGAGAACTTGATCAGCAACGGGAAAATCCGCCACGCAGGCCACCCTGTGCTGTCGTGGTGCGCTGGCAACGTCGCTGTCCACGAGGATCGCTACGGCAACATCTTCCCGAGCAAGGCCAAGTCAACGGAGCGAATCGACGGCATCGTCGCGTTGTGCCAAGCCATCGGGGCATGGACGAGCAGCGAGCAGCAGCCAGCGAACACGCCTGACATCTTCTTCCTATGATCGCCGACAACCGCATCCTCTGGCTTCCCGGCGAAGAGCGCATGTGGGATGAGGACTCTGGTTCGCGTTCGTCCGCTGGCGTGCGTATCGACGAGAACAACGCCCACCAAGTCGCGGCGGTATTCGCCTGCCTGCGCGTGATCGCCGAGACGGTGGCGGGTTTGCCGCTGCATGTGCTGGAGCGGACGGCTGGGGGCGGAAAGCGGATCGCCCGCGAACTACCGCTCTACCGGCAACTGCACAGCCAGCCGAACGGGTGGCAGACGAGCTTCGAGTGGCGGGAGCAGTCGGTGTTCCACGTCGGCTTGTGGGGCGACGCCTTCGATGAGTTGAAGGCTGGGCAGATCGTGCCGCTGCATCCGAGCCGGATGAAGGTGGAGCGGATCGAGAACGGGAAGCTGCGGTACAAGTACCGCGAAGACAAGGGCACCGAGACCGTCTACGCCGATGACGCGATCCTCCAGATTCGCGGCCCGTCCGATGACGGCGTGAACGGGATGAGCGTCGTCGCGGAGTGCAAGGACGCCATCGCACTTGCCAGGGCGTGTGAGTTGCACGGGGCTCGTTTTTTCGCGGCCGGTGCCCGCCCTGGCTTTGTACTCTCGACAGAAGGGCAACTGAACGCGGAAGCCCGCGAGGCGTTGCGGTCGCAGTGGGATCGGCGTCACGGCGGCGTCGGCAATTCGCACAACACGGCGGTGCTGACCGGCGGGCTGAAGCCCTACGACATTCCGCAGAGCAGCAACACCGACAGCCAGTTCATCGAGCTTCGCCGCTACCAGCTTGAGGAGATTGCCCGGCTGTTCCGCGTACCTGGGCATCTGCTTGGCATCGGCCCCGCGACGCCGGATGGCGACATCGCGTTCGTGACTCACTGCATCATGCCGTGGCTGCGGCGGTTCGAGTCGGCGTTCATGCGGGACTTGATCGCGGAAGACGACCGCTATCTGATCGAGTTCGACGTGCGTGGCCTGCTGCGTGGCGATGCCGCCAGCCGGTCGGCGTACTACCGGGCCATGTGGGACATCGGCGTCGTCAGCACGAACGACATCAGAGCGACCGAGAACCTCGACCCGGTCGAAGGCGGCGACGTTCGCTACCGCCCGCTCAACATGGGCACGCTGGGTGAGCAGCCAAGCGAAGCCGACGTGCTGGCCCAGCAGCAGCCGGGCAGCGAGATCGACGGGCAGGCGGTCGAGGGCGGGCTGGCCGCTGCGGCTGGCGAGCCGGTGGTGCCTGCGACGCCGGGCGAGCCTGCCGAGCCCGAGGCTCCGCAAGTCGCGGACGTGTCGCTCAACGGGGCGCAGATCACCGGCCTCATCGCGATCATTCAGTCGGTGGTCGATGGGCTTGTGAATCGGGAAGGTGCGGCGGCGATGGTCGCTGCGGCGTTCCCGTCGATGAATCAGCAGCAGATTGCGGCGATTCTCGCCGGGGTGGTGGAGCGTCAGCCTGCACCGGCAGCGGTCGATGCGCAGCCGCCGCTTGACCAGCCGACGCCCACTGCCCCGGCGGCTCGCTCGCGGAAGCGAAAGAAGAAGGCGAGCGATGGCGAAATATGACCACATCGACTTCACGCCCCCGGCTGGCGTGCGGAGTGAGGCACAGAAGGGGCTCGATTGGCGAAGCGAGTACGGACGCGGCGGCACGGCAGTCGGCGTTGCCCGCGCGAGAGACCTATCGAACGGCACGAACATCTCACCCGACACCGCGAAGCGGATGGCGAGCTACTTCGCCCGGCACGAGGTGGACAAGCAAGGCGAAGGGTGGAGCCCCAGCCAGAACGGCTTTCCGAGCGCGGGCCGAATCGCGTGGGCTCTGTGGGGCGGCGATCCTGGGCAGGCGTGGGCGAGCAAGTTGACCAAGCAGATCGAGGCGGCAGACGAGAACGCAAGGAGCATGACGATGAACATCGAGCGACGCAGTCTGGCGATTGACGAAGTGGAGTCGGCGGTGCCGCTCCTGGCGGTCGAGAGCCGCAGTGCCGAGGACGGCAGCGAGCGGGAATACATCGTGGGCTACGCGGCAAAGTTCGGCGTCAACTCGCTCGAACTGAACGGTGAGTTCATCGAGCGGATTGACCCGCGTGCCTTCGGCATCGTCGCGGAGCGACGCGGTCGCAAAAAGCCGCTGGAGACGCGGGCGCTCTGGAACCACGACGCGAACTACCCGCTCGCCCGCTACCCCGGCACGCTGTCGATGAGCGTGGACGAGGTGGGTCTGCGGTACGAGTTCCCGGTGCCCGACACGACCTACGGGCGGGACATCGCCAGCAACATTCGGGCGGGAATCGTGAAGGGCTCGTCATTCTCGTTCACCGTTCCGAGCGGCGGCGATTCGTGGGCTATCGAGGACGGTCGTAGCGTGCGGACGATCACCCGCATCGACTCGCTCTTGGACGTGGGTCCGGTGACGTTTCCGGCGTATCCCGACGCCGACGTGACCGTGGCCCAGCGGTCGTTTGACAAGTTCCTTCAGCGGCAGGCGTTCACAATCGCAAGACACACCGGGACCATCAGCCGAGTCGCTGACATCAAAGAGTTTCTGAGGCAGCATGGCCGCTAAGTCAGGCGATCCCTGTCCACGCTGCCGCGAAGGACGGCTCGTCGTTGCATCGAGCCAGCGGTCGGGCGAGTACCAGACTCGCTATCTACGTTGCCAGCGGTGCGGCAACACGGACAAGCACATCCTCCCGGCGAACGAGATTCGCCGCGTGAAGGTCGCCTGAGTTCTTTACTGTCGCCCGTCCTGTGTCTGCATGGGTGCCCACTGCGACCCATAGGTTTGACCGTAGGCGATGCGTCCGCGTCGCCACGAATCGAACTAGGAGATGTCGCCGTGGACAAGATCAAGGCACTGCTCGACGAGTTGGCCTCGGTTGTCGCCGAGATGGAAGCGATGAGCGAGGAAGCCCCCGAGGGCGACGCCCCCGCCGAGCCCATGACCGAGGAGCAGGAAGCTTCGCTCCGGTCCCTTGAGTCCCGCGCCGACAAGCTCCGCGAGCGGATTGAGTTCCTCCAGCGGGTCGCCGCGAAGAACGTCGAACTGCGTGCCGTGCTGGAGCGTTCCGCACCGGCCAAGGCGATCGAGACCCCCGAGGCGAAGGAGCCCGACGTGGAGAAGAGAGAGTACGCCGTGCCGAAGTCGCACGGCCCCCTGAAGGCGTTCCGGTCGTCGGAGTCCGCGTACCGTGCGGGTATGCACATCAAGGGCTACGTTTTCGGCGATGCCGAGGCCCGACGGTGGTGCAAGGATCACGGCGTCGAGAGCCGCGTCCAGGGTGCCGGTGTCAATTCGCTCGGCGGTGTGCTGACGGCTCCCGAGCTGTCGTCCGAGATCATCCGGCTCGTCGAGGAGTTCGGCGTGTTCCCGCAGCAGGCGAAGCGGGTCAATATGACCTCCGACACCCTCGTCTACGCTCGTCGGACGGGTGGCCTCACGGCTCGCCCGGTTGGCGAGAACGTCGAGGTGACGGCTTCGGACGTGACGTTCGACAACGTCGAGCTCACGGCGAAGATCTGGGGCGTGGCGAACCGCACCTCGAACTCGCTGCTCGAAGACTCGGTCATCGACCTGGCTGACGCGATGGCGGTCGAGACGGCCCAGGCGTTCAGCGAAGCCTTCGACAACGCGGGCTTCATCGGTGACGGCACGCTCGCCTACCACGGCGTGACGGGCGTGGCGACGAAGGTTCTTCAGTCGGCCTACTCGGCGTCGGTCGTGACTGCCACGAGCAATCAGACCTTCGGTTCGCTGACCATGAACAACTTCACCGACCTGCTCGCCAGGCTGCCGCTGTACGCCCGCAACCGGAACTGCCGGTGGTACATCTCTCCGGCCGGCTGGGGTGCCGCGATGCTGCGGCTCGCCATGCTTCCTGGCGGAACCGGCAACGCGGGCGGCAACAGCAACGACAACGTCGCTGCCGGTTTCGGGGAGCAGTTCCTCGGCTACCCCGTCACGCTGGTGCAGCCGATGACCTCGGCTCTGACCGGCACGACCGGCCAGGTGGCGGCCCTGTTCGGCGACCTGTCGCAGGCCGCGATCTTCGGCGAGCGCCGGGCGATCTCGATCAAGACCGCCAGCGAGCGGTACATCGAGTTCGATCAGACCCTCACCTTCGCCACCACGCGGAACGCGATGGTCGTGAACGACCTCGGATCGACCAGCAAGGCCGGCCCGGTTGTGGCTCTCAAGTTCGGCTGATTCACCTGACCCTCTCTAGGAGATTCTTGATCCATGAACCACGTTGCTGCTAGCAAGAGCGTCAGCAAGGCCGAGACTTCGGTGGCCCTGACCGCGACCCACTCCGTCGAGATCGACACGCTTGGTTTCGCCCATGCGTCGATCGACGTGCTGTTCAGCCCGTTCACCTCGGCGACCGGTCCCACGACCGCCGCCACGGTGCTGCGGGTGGCGCAGAGCGACGTGGCCGGGTCGGGCCAGACCAACATCAGCGGGTTCGTCGCCGGCACCGACTTCACGGTCGCCGCCGGCTCGACGGCCACCGCTGGCGTCGGCTACGCCCATCGGTTCGACATCGACCTTCGGGGCAAGCGTCGGTACCTCACGGTCTACGCGACTCCGGCTTCGACGTGCGGCGTCATCACGACCGCCCGTCTGAGCAAGGGCGAGGCCGGGCCGACCTCGGCATCCGACAAGGGCGTGAACACCCAGGCGGCCGGCTGATCCGCTTGACACGACGAGCAGAGTAGACGGCGGGGAAGGCGCGAGCCTCCCCGCCGTTTCTCATTTCTGGAAAGCGAAAACCCATGCTCGTCAAGGTCGGCGATTCGGCGGTCGAGGTGCGGTGCGAGGCGATCCTCTCGGGGCCGCGGTTCGGGCCGCTCATCAACATCTTCGGCTTCATCGAAGCGATGATGCCGCTGCACATTCGCCCGACGCTAGGACAAGGTGCGTTCTGGTCTCAGGTTCTCACGCGGATGCTCGAAAAATTTGAGCCGACGACGGAGTACATAATCACGCTCGACATGGACAGTTTTGTGAGCCGCGAGAATATCGAACATCTGTTCGCCCTCGCCATGACGTTCCAGTGCGATGCCCTTGCCCCGCTCCAGACGAAGCGAGAGGACGGCAGACCGATGCTCACGCTCCTCGACACGCTCGACAATCCGCCCCCCGGCGGCGTGACCCAGGTGCCGCGGGAGTGGTTCGGCCATCCGGTGCAACAGGTCGACACCGCACACTTCGGCTGCACGATCATTTCGACCTCCGCCCTGCGGCGGATGGCGAAGCCGTGGTTCCACGAGCAGCCCGATCCGACCGGCTCGTGGGGCGATGGCCGCGTGGACTCCGACATCTCGTTCTGGAAGGCGTTCAAAGCCTGCGGAAACCGGCTCTACGTCACGCCACGAGTCTGCATCGGGCACGGCGAGTACGTCATCACATGGCCCAGCCAGGAGCTGGGGAAGCCGGTTTTCCAGTATTGCAACGAGTGGCAGGAAACCCGAAAGCCGCCGAAGGCTGCATGGAAGGTGGGTGACGAATGAAAATACGAATGAAGCGACCGCACGGTGCCTACAAGCCCGGCGAGGTGGTTGACCTTCCCGAGCGGCAGGCCCAAAGCCTCATCGCGTGGGAGTATGCCACCGAGGTGCGGGACTCGCAGCAGGCCTTGATCGAGACGGCAAGCGTGGAGCCGGTGGCCGAGTCGGCCGACCTCACGCCCAGGAGGCGACGCAGGGAATGAGACGCTACCGGAGCCTGCGGCGATCAACAGCCCCCGTCGTCGAGCCGGTCACGCTCTCTGAGGCGAAGGCCCACTGCCGCGTCGATGCCTCGGCCGACGATGCCTTGATCCAGGGGTACATCACGACCGCCCGCGAGTGGGTCGAGGACTACCTTGACCGGGCTCTCGTGACGCAGCAGCTTGTGATGAAGCTCGATGCGTTTCCGGCCGAGATCGAACTGCCCCGCCCGCCGATGATCGCCTCGGGCACGGCCACGGCGGTTACGATCACCTACGTCACCGGCGACGCCGGAGGCACCGCGACGCTCTCCGGTGCCAGCTACCGGGTAGACCGGGACGCGACGCCGGGCGTGATTCGCAACCTCTACGGCGGCTCGTGGCCGTCGCACCTGCTCGACCAGAACTCCGTGACGGTGACGTGGTGGGCCGGCTACGGCGACACCACGAGCGTGCCGCAGCGGGTCAAGTCGGCCATCCTTATGTGCGTTCACGAACTCTACGAGAAGCGTGGCGACGGGGCGATGCCCGTTGCTGCGATGCGGCTGCTCGACACCGTCTCATGGGGAAGCTACACGTGAGCCTGTCTGCCGAGATTCTCTGCCGGATCGTCGGCCTGGAAACCGACACCGCCGACATCGCCCGCAACACCCGCGTGACGAAGGCGGATTATTTTCTGGCCTTGAGCGACGGCGACGGAGCGAATCAAGCTCAACTGATCTACAGCGACAACCGGACCTCGGGCGGCACCGATACCTTCCAGCTTTCGGCGCTCTCGGACACCCGCGACGGCGCGGCTGTGTCGGTTGTGTTTTCGGCCGTCAAGACGCTCTATGTCGAGAACACCCACGCCAGTGCCACGCTGACGCTCACCGGGGCGTTCACGGGCAGCGTGCCGGCCGGCGGGATGCTGCTCGTGACGAATCCCACGGCGGGCGGCACGGCCGCTGGGACGCTCTATATCGCGTCCTCGGTGGGGGCAACATACAAGCTCGTCATCGTCGGCGAGGGGAGCATCGTCTGATGAAGGCCGGCGACCTCCGCGAGCGGATTACGGTGCTGGCCTATCGCGAAACGAAGAACGCGATGGGCGAGATGGTGCCGGTCTACGACACCACGTTTGCCGAAGTGTGGGCCAGCGTTCAGGGTGTGACGGCTCGAGAGTTCTTGCTCGCCGGCCAGCAGCAGACCGAGGTCTCGCACCGCGTGCGGATGCGGTATCTGACGGGGCTGACGCAGCAGATGCGGATTTCGTGGCGGGGCCGCACACTGGAGATCGTCTCGATTCTGGAGCACGCCAACCGGAGCGAGCACGAACTGCTCTGCCAGGAGACGACCTAATGGCGGTCGCCGGCGTTCAGTTGAGCATCGACACGACCGAACTGCGGTCGCTTCGGGACAACATTCAGTCATTCTTCCCGAAGGCCGAGGCCGCGGAGAAGCTCGGAGACGCCATCGAGAAGGCGATCCTGCCGCTCTACCTTCGGCTCCGCGAAGTGACGCCGCTCGGGCCGACAGGGAACCTTCGGCGAGCGGTGGCACAGAAGGTCGTCAAATACAAGCAGACCGGTGTGGCGGTCGGCATCGTGGGCTATCAGCGGGCCGGCGCGGCCGGCAGTTCCAGTGCGGCCGGCGGCTCCGTGCGTGCCGGGCCGGATCGCGGCTTCCATCAATGGTGGCTGGAGTTCGGCACGCAGCAGCGGACAGTCTCGAAGTTCTCGAACGAGCCGTACCAGCGGCGTTCGCCGACGAAGCCATTCACGCGGGTCCGCAACGGGCGGCAAGAGACAGTTCGCGGTAAGGGCGTTGTCCACTGGGTCAGCGGGCAGAACGCCTATATCGCGTCGAGCTTCAACAAGCTCGGCCCGTTCAAGTTCGACCAGAAGTCGGCCGGCTCCGACGGCCGGGTCCAGACCGACCCGCCGTATCCGCGGGCGTTTTTCAAGAAGTCAAAGACGCCCATCGTCATCCCCGCCATGCCGGCCGGCGGCACCGCAGGACGCCCCCCGGTCCAGACGGCGTTCGACCAGACGCAGGCCCGCGTGGCCGAGTACCTTCAGCGGGAACTCTCCCTGACGATGCTGGAGGCGTGGAACGCCCTGCGTATCCGCGACTCCGGCTCCGTGACCGGCACCGACACGCTCGGCCCTGGCTAGGCTGCAAGAAGCCCCAGGCGGCGTGGCATAGTGCCCTATGCCGCTCAAGAGCCCCGAACAGGTCTGCCGGTCCGCCTTGATCGCCGACGCCGACGTAGCGGCGATGGTCGGCACGCGGGTCTATCCGGTCATCGCCCCCGCGACCGCCGACCTTCCGTTCGTGACGTGGCGGCGATCTGGCGTCCAGCGGCAGCACACGCTCGCCGGCCCGATGGGAATGCCAACCGTGATCCTTACGGTGGACATCTACGCCACGACCTACGAGGCAGTAAGAGACCTCGCCGACAAGTGCCGTCGGGTTCTGGATGGGTACGGCACCGCTGAGACAGACTCGGTAGTAGTGAAGAACGTCAGCCTCGACAACGAGGCGGACGGGTTCGTGCAGTTGGCGGGCGGCGAAATGCCACCAGTCTACAGCGTCACTCAGACGTATTCCGTGATGTGGTCCGAAACGTAGGAGAATCGAAGAAATGTCAGCCACGCCGCATGATGGTGCCGGAACGTCGCTTGCGCTCGGCGCGACCAACTACACCATCACGAACGTCGTCATCACCTACAACGACCCGAACGCCGACCAGGAGAAGATCGACGTATCGCACCTCGGGCTCACCACGGGTGCCCAGGTCGCCACGATTGACCGCCCGCTGAAGGGCAGCACGACCGACACGGGCCGCTCGGTCCAGTTCGACTACCTCGGCAAGAGCATCATCGCGGACGGTGCGACCGGAACCTGCACGATCAGCACGGGCGGCACGTCGCTCCTGGCTGGCGTGGCCTACACGGTGAACTCCAGCACGCTGACGCTGGCCGTGAACGACGCGATCCGGGGGCAGGCGACGATCCGCATCGCCCGCGTGTAGTCGCGTGACGGAGGCCCGTCATGGCGACAGTATGTACGGGCGTCACGGCGAAGTGGGATACCGTCGAGCTCGGTGAGGTCACCGAGATCAAGGTGCTCGTCGGCGGCAGTTTGCCGACGTACCGCGGCGGCACGCACTCGCCGGCCGGCTGGTCGCTGGACATGGGTGCTATAGACATCTCGTGCCTCTCGACGGCGCAGATCAGTCTGGCCCAGTACGGCAAGAAAGCCACGCTCGACATCAGCGGCGGCGGCT